GACGTGGCACATGTTCACTCTCGGTCACGACGCTTCTCGCGAAACGAAGGGCGACTTCGCTCTCCGTGGACCTTTCCGTATCCCCGAGCAAGACTTGTATCGCTACGAGATCGTGCTAATGATGGGGCTGCACACCACTCAACTCCGCGCCAACTTCGCCGTAACCGGCGCAGCTACGCCATAAGGGGGCATCATGACTTCAGCAGCAGGAATTTCTACTACTACGGTTTCTACCGATCAGTTGGCCCCGCTTGGCTTTGTGCTTACCGTGCCCTGCTCGACGGCAGACGCCGGGATGTGCGAGTGGGTGTATGTTTTCAACGACGAAGCGTCTGACGACTTCGCCGCTGGGCAGATCATCTACCGCGATCCAAGCGCGACCACGCAGGACTGGTACGGTGGCCTTATCGCCCCCGTAACGGTTCACCAACCGAAGGTGCTTGTGCTGGGCGTTGCCCAACATGCCATCCCTAATGGTTCGTATGGCTTCATCTTGCAAAAGGGTGTTGGCACGATCTTGTCAGGTGGGGGCGGTCTGACCGCAGACACGGCATTTACCTCTGGTGGTGCAACTACTGACGGGTCGGCTCTTGACTACGCGGATGGAACTAGCAACGAGAACGTCGCTGTTATCGGACATACTGCCACCGCCATCGGTGCCAGTACGACCGGAACTGCCTACATTCACTGCGGCTAGTAGATGAATCTGAAAGAGATTCGGAACGCGATGTTCGCGCAGGCGGATTGGTCCCCGGACCAGTCCCCTGACGCGAAGTCTCGCGTGAATGGCTTCATTAACAGGGCCTACAATCAGTTAGCCCTGGAAGCCCCGTTTCTCTTTTTTGAAACAGAAGCTAAGATTGCCACTGAGCCGGATGTGGAAAGTAAGGTTGGAGATCCTGATAACAACCAATACGATCGCATTCGGCTCAAGGGCAACAACGACCTTATCTATGACGAAACCGACCCGTGGACGTGGACGGTTTGCGCCACCTCCGTCTCGGCAGCGGCCAAGCCCTCTCTATTCAATGAGTGGAAGTACGATCGTTCTTGGGACGGTCGGCTCATTGAGATCATCAAGTCGGATGGCACTGTTATCCGCAATCAAATCCGAACCATTTGGCTGGACGACACCTCTGGTAGGTACGAGTTCACTTTGGTTCGTCCCTGGGACATCGACGCGCATGGCGCGGGCACCGACTCCACAGGGTTTGAATATCGCATCTACACCGAGGACTATGCGCTCCCCGACGATGTGATCCAAGTCAAGTCGATGCAGCTTTTCGACCAGACTTCCCATTACCCCCTGCAAGTCATGGGGCAGCGCGAGGCGGAGCAGCGCTCCTTAAACCAGCCTCGCAAGAACCTAGCCTCGGGCATCCCGAGCACCGTGTTTCGACGGAAGCATGAACACCTTCCCGGCCCCTCGGTCGCGCCGGAATGGCGAGACGTAGATGTGCTGGGCTGGAGCGAGGGGAACACCCCTACGCTAGTGACTCCTTGGAAAGGACCAGAGCCGCCCGGTGTGTTTCAATATATGATCACCTACACTTGGGGCAAGAGGGACGTAGAGTTCCGCCTCCCAGGGCTGGCACACTGGCGAGGCCAAGCAAAGAACTGGACCAACACCGGACAGACGTTTGAGAAGGTTCCCAGAACCTCTACAAGCGGTGACGCCCAGAGATTTGATCCGGCACGCAATCGTTACCGGGAACCCCGCTACGAGTCAGCACCGTCACCCGTTTCTGGCTACGCCATCTCACATCGCGTCGGCGCGATCATTGGTGAGCCCAAGGACTATGAAGATGGACAGCGGGGCCGCGCAGATGGCTGGACAGATTTGGAAACAAGCGGAGAGTTTTTGGGGTACTCGGCTATTCGCCTGCGCCTCCCCAACATCGAACACGCCCTCGGGTTTGGCGGCGCTTTCACGACGAGCGGAGGAGCGTCCTACTCCCGCCTCTCAAAGCATCAGAGCGGCTTCCACATCCGCATTTACCGCCGTCGCGTGACGGTGGATATGAGCAACTACAGCGATCTACCCCTGACCGCTGACGGCCTCAACAAGATGGACAACGCTGACGCCTTCTACCTGCTTGCCGAGACTCGAGTCGATGAAGTCAATGGGGGCGAGTTTGTAGACAACGGCGAGCTAATTCCTGATTACAGCCGCAGACTGCGGGACACTCACGGGTATCAAACCTTTGGTGTGTACCCCAAGCCAAACAAGCGGTATGAGATTGATGTTCGCTGCGTGCAGCGCCCTCCCGAGCTGTCTGATGACGACGACACTCCCCTGCTTCATTCGGAAGCGACTAACGTACTAATCAACCGGGCCATGGTCCTTATGTACGAAAGCATGGGCAGCCCAGCAATGGCCCAGTACGCCCAAGAGCGCTACGAGCAGCAGCTTGAGACGCTATCTAAAAGGTACGGCGACCTTCGACCTCCAGGGGTCCCCGTGTTACGCAGGCTCTCACGGTCCCGCTTTGGAACGCGGCGCACCGATTTTTACAGGAAATGGTATTCAACAGACTCGACATAGGAGGGGCTCATGCCTGTCGAAATGGTTTGTGGTGGTATTTACGAATTTGACGATGGCCGGGGCAAGGTGCATTACGGTACGATGGCGTGCCTTACGCGAGACGCCAACGGCAAGCATGTTGGAACCTTGTATATGCAGGGATACGCTCCCGAGGTTATACATGAGGGCAGCGAGCGGTTAGACAAGCTCAAGCTGGTTGGGCGTCCCGCATCTCCAAAGGTGGGCCGACCACGTAAGGGGTAAGAATGGCGGACACCAAAAATGTAGCGACCCTCGGGCCATACATTCTTCGCGTTCAAGCGGGTGCGCTGTTTCTTGCAAACGAAATCGCCCAGAAGATCGAGAACATGTATCCCCTTGAGGAGGGCACGCTGCGTACCGCTGTCGGTCCCGCAGCCTACGTTCCACTCAAAGATCCTCCTTCGGGGGCTGCGGGTGTTACGACGTTTGGGACTAAGGGCGACCGGCCCTTTTCCGCCATGCGGACACAGGCGGAGATCACCTCCGGCCTCGTGGCAGGTGCGCCCGATGGTCGGGAGATAGACAACACCGTGCCCGTCTACGGCAAGCATCAGCATGGAATCTACCATGCACTACTTAAAGGTGGCGAGAGAGACGTACTTCTTCTGCACACAGGACCCGAGCTGTGGGAGTTCCGGGGCTGGAGTGGCAACTGGCGTCAACTTCTAAGTAACCCTGCCAGCCCTCACGGCCTTCAAGCCGAGCTTCCTGATGACAGCGCGACCCGCTTTCCTACCCAGTTTGAATCTACGGGCAATGGAATCGTGGTGGTACCCCAAGGGGGCCGTGCTTACTTCTATGATGGGGACAAGATGGTCGCCCTTGGATTTAGCGAGGTGCCCTCCGCCCCGATGCCGCGAGGGCCTCAAGATTCTTCGGGGAGTGTGGAGACTGATAACGACGAGGACAACGACGCGACCAACCTACGCAATGCCACGGGCAAAGGCGTTAACGACACCGGCTACGCCCACGACGGAACCTTCTTTGTAGATACGGACAAGCTCGAGGCTGGCATGACCTACGGCTTCGGAACCGGCAACCTTGGCACAACGAGCGGGGTGAGTGGGTCAATTTCTTCCCTAGACGAAAGCACCTTTAGCGCTCTTTCTAGCAACTCAGGGTGGCTGGAGGCGGGAGAGTGGAAGTGTCGCGTACAGTTGGTTGACGAATACGGAAACTTGTCCGCACTGTCTAGTCCTAGCGAGGTGGTCAGAATTTCGCGCCAGCCCGCGAATGCTAAGAAGAAATCATCGGGTCTACCCAAAACGTCTGCATTGGACATTAGGCGTAAGTTTAATCCAGATTTCCTGATGAAGCAGATCGCATGGGCCGGAGTACCTACAGGGCCTGACCATTGTGTTGGGCGCATCCTGTATCGCACCAAGGACCTCTTGAACTCTGGTGATACGAACTACTACGAGATTACCCCAAACGCAGTCCCGACAGCCACCGCCTTTGCAACGATGCCGGACAACGTCACTACAATCTACCCAGACAACACTTCGGACGCCGCGCTTGCCGTGCCTCCGATTGAAGTTGCGCCCGTTCCGCAGTTCAGCCTTTGCCGCATGGCGTTTGGCAGGCTCTGGATCGCCAACATCCCAGGGGCACCTGGACTGCTGCGCCCCTCCCTGCCTGGTCGCTGGGGCACCTTCCCAGTAGGGTTAGAGCTGTTTCCAGACCCCAAGGGAGGCGAGATTACCGGCTTGTGGCGGACTGACCAGGGCCTTTTGGTATTTACCTCTGACAGCGTGTTTTTGGTCGCCCCCTCTGACGACGGCCTGCGGTTTGTGGCGGCCCCCATCTCTTCTGGAGTGGGCTGCGCCGCGCCTAACTCGATTCAAACTCTTCCCGATGGACGGGTTATTTGGTTGGGCTCTGACGGGTTCTACACGTATGACGGGGCCTCGGTAGCGCCTGTAGCAGAAACTCTTCGCAAGTTTTTTCGCAAGGTCACCACATCGAGGCTCCCCCAGGCATGCTCACTGCAGGACGCCCGAACAAGAGAGTACCGCTGCTGGGTGTCAATAAACGGCTCGGTAGAGAACAACGCCTGCCTTGTATACGACGGCGTGGGCTGGAGGACAAGGACGGACACAATCGCTCGGGATGCGTGTGTGACGCAAGACCATCGGGGCTACCCCTTGATTGCCGGGCACGTTGCTGGCGACACCGACTTTACCTACGGGGGCGTCTACCTTCTCGACCACAGCGGAAACCGCCAAGACACAACCGGCCTTCAAGAGGAAGTGGATTCGCGGGAAGCCATTATTGAAACCGCTTGGATGGAAGGTACTAAATCTAAGGACAAAAAGACCGCTCGAGTTGCCTATCTTTGGCTACGCGAGACAGAGAACGCGGACATATCCATTGAAGTCCTTCGGGATTGGCGGAACGAAATCACGGAGACGGTGACCCTGCAACGGTATTCCACAGCCGACCCTCCCACCTTCTATGGGTCAACACTCGGGGCCACGGGGGCTAAGTTCTCTGACCGCCGACCGTTCTGGACTCGAGCGGAGGTCTACCTTCCTTCTGCAGGCACATTTAAGTTTCGCATTCGTGGCAAAGGCTTTTGGGAGTTTGTTGCGATTACTATTGACGAGGTTCCCCGAGGTTACGGGGGCGCACAGATTCCGCCGTAGGAGGCAACATGGCATGGCGCTACCCGCCCCAATACATCGGACCCAACTACGCGATCGATCCCTCCCCCATCAACGAGGCATTTACCGCCGTTGTGGGAGAAGCGTCGGGTGCGCTTAACGAGCACAACTTTCCTTCGTCCGACGACACCTTGTCCGATAGCCTTTTGGAGCGAAGAAACCTCTCCGATGACGCCGCCCTGCGCCTCCACTACGCGTCGTCACCGAGCGGAACCTACCCCCGCTCGTACAACACCAAGGCGGGCTGGGTTGAGATTTCGATTGCGGACGGGTGGCAATCCTTCACACAAAATGGGTGTACCCTTGAGTTTGTTTCACTCGGAGGGACTACGTGGCTAAACGCCTCGTTCAATGTCCACTGTGGGTTTGACAATCCCTCGATTGTACAAAAGGGCTACGGGTACAACTTTGCGCTTGAGCTTGACGGGATAATGTTGGCAGAGTCTATCTTGGGCACCGGAGACGGTGTGTCCGAGTTCTACAATGGACCGAACGGGCGGTCGGCGCGTTTAGTGCCTACGAAACTATCGAACTTAAATACCCCTCAAGGCGGAGGCGGCATTGCGGCAGCTCGCATCCCTGTAGTGGTTGATGCTATTGTGGACTTAACGCCGGGACCACACACGCTACGCCTTCTTGTCATGAACATCCGGGGGCGCATGCGCGGGGGCAATAAGACAGGCGATAACTTCCGCACCCCCTCTAAAGACACCTACATCTCTACTCGAGAACTCTTTGCCCTGGAGATGCTACGATGACAATCAAGTTTAACCTGCTTGAAGACGGCACCTCTTTTACCGCCGAAGAGTACAACATCCGGTTCCAAGAGGTATTCACCGGCCTCAATGCAATCCGGCCCGACAGTGTAGGTTTGGGTGCGTTTAGGCACAATCACTTGCCCTCGTTTGTCGGTCCCGCCAGGTACGCTGAAAGCGAACTTTCCGTAACTGCCGGGATGAGAAACCGGGTAGACAAGGGCTTTGATGCGGGCGAGACATCTTGCATCACGATTACCGCCGTATCAGGTACGGCGTCAGACGGAATGGGCGACACTGACGACATCCTAAGCTGCATGACTGCGGCTGACTTTCCTTCCTTTAGAATCGGCCATGAATACCCAGACAGGGTAGGGGCAGTTCTTTTAATGGGCAACTTCTTGGTTAGAGAATGGAAGTTGCAAACCGGCACCACTTCGTACACAGACCTCAATGAAGACTGTCTGGCCGTACAGGCAGCGTTCAAGCTAGAGTATGTCAACACATCCGGGGCCACGGTTACGAAAATTTTAGAGCGGTCAATCCGGGCACTCTCTCCACGTCTAAGTATTAGCAAGGAGATTATGTCGAGCGGAATTAAAGCTGGAGATGACTCTACGGTTTTAGCCTCAACGGATGGCGATTTTGACGACAACGCTGTGGCCGGGTCATACGCCCGGATCACATTGGCCGAGAGCAGTGCGGCGATTGACCTTGAGACTAGGTACCCAGCGCTCTGGACTGCCCTTAACAGCACAGATGACGATGACGATTTAATCTTTAGCTGGGCAGAAGGGTTTGGACCCGCAGGGACTACGACATTTCCCAGTGTTGGAGAATTTAGCACGGGATTGCGGGTAGATAAGTCAGCTACGTTGGCGCTACACGCGGCAGGGACCAAGAACGTCATCAAGATTCAAGCTGATGACGTGCCGGACGATAGCCTTACCGCGTGGAATAGCGTGTCGGCCTCTTCGCTGTGGCTTATCGTAGAGCCAAAGACAGCGGGCGCTCCAATGTATCAAGACACCCGGACCGAGCAGGATTTAGTCTTGCGCTCGGTGCTACTGCCCGAGGACTTGGATGGGGGGACTCTTCAAAAGGTCACGATTGTAGCCAATCAAGTTGGGTCGATGGTGGAGGAGGGCAAGTTCAAGGTCTTGGTTACCAAGGGCATTGTGACGGCGCTGCCGCTTCACGTTAAGAGGGAGACATAATGGCCGACATTACTTACACCCCCTTTGTTGACAACACCGAGATCAACGCGAAAGACGTGTATGATAAGCTGTATCTTCCTAACGGGGACTCGTTTGAGGTGATCAACGGTCACCTAGACAGCGCTAACTTAGATCCTAATTTTTTCGTGGACTACCATGCGCTGCAAGCGAACGCTGTATCTAGCGCCGGAGGCGTGTCCGCAACTGCCAACATGGATTTCTTCGGGGGAACCTCGGACAACATTCAAGGCTGGTTTGATGGCGTTACGGAGACTATGAACGAGGACCGAAACGCCTACCTCCCCATCCCAGGGGGCTCGGTACAGTTTTATGTGCCCTACCCCGCAACAGTTCTTCTGACTTGGCAGGTAAACTGGGTCAGCGACTCATTGGGGGCAGCATCCACATTGCGTCTTTTCCTCGATGGTGAGAAGAAGGCAGCGTCACAAGCGAGGCGAACGAAACAGACCATGTTTCCGGCGGACAAGGATGAGACGTTCTACCTTCGGGACAGGTACAAGAGCCGCTACTGGTGCGGCCATGAGCTTTATACGGATGTCACCAAGGGCTACCACTCGGCAAGTATTCGCGTTTGTGCCCATGAAAATGTCAAGCAAACCCGTGTCAGAGCCCGCTCAATGAAATATATCATCTTCAAACGCAGCGACTCATGAGGTGACCGTGGCCAAGAATCCCTACAAACGATCAAAGCAAGCGGTCAAACGACAGTACGGCACCAAGAATCCTCGCAAAGTTGCGAAGCAGATGGCGTATGAGCGGCTGGCTAAGTTTAAGAAGGACCCCTCTCAGTTTGGCCTTTCACAGGCCGAGCGACAAGGCATGGTCGGTGAAGCCATGAGCGCCGCAGGCCAAGCGGCTGCAGCTCAACAGGCGGGGATGGCACGACAAGGGATGGGGCAGGGCGGCTTCCAGGCGGGCTACATGCAGCAGGCTACTCGCCAGCTAGGCGCGGCTCCGGCCCAGGCGGCGGCGCAGGCGTCCATGCAGGCCAGGGCGTTGAGTGAGGCTAAAATTCAAAACGCCGCGCAGCAAACGCAAGATGACATAGACGAGGTGTTTCGCAAGCGCCTTGCGGCTCGCCAGCAAACAATGGCGGACATCCGCAATGTCTCGGGCGGGCTAAAGGATTTGACCCAAGCGGGCAAGAATGTGATGGGCGGCGCGGCCCTTGGCCAAGAAATTAAAAGCAAACAGTAGAAGAGGTGAGGCCATGGCAAACGGCGGACATTATGTAAAAGAAGGTCGCGTGTTCGTTCAAGACAAGGACGGCACGTTCCTTGAGCTTGTGCCAATGCCGGACGGCAATTTCAATACAAAGCCCGCCAAGAAAGAAGACGTGCGCGGCGCTGACTTCATTGAGGGTCCGTTCGATCCCCAGCGAGCAGCCTTTGCGGGACAAAAACTACCGGGTGAAACCCCTCCAGCTCCGGCCCCTCCCGGCCCACCAATGCCTCCCGGCTACACCCTTACCGCTGAAGAGGAGCAGGAGGTTGGTGCTTCAGCGGAAGCGGCCCAGCAGCAGGCCGAGCAACGCCTTGCTGACGAGCCGATGAATGATCCCCCTGCGGCTGATGACGAGTTTGATACGGCCCTTTACGATCGGGTACTCGGAGGAGAATACAAAAAAAGTAGCGCCCTTCCTCTGAGCGTGGCCGTCGAGGGGATTGAGAAGCTGGGGATGGACCCGGAAGCTGTATTATTCTATGTCAACCCGGAGGGCACGGTACTCCCCTACGTTAGCGAAGAATCTTATCTCAAGTATTTTCCTGATGACGACCCATCCGACCTCCAATTGGGGGCCAGCGCGGCCCAAGCCGAAATGGAAACACTCACCGAGGAAGTCGAAGAAGAAGCACCCGCTGAAGAAGAGGTTGCCGCAGAGGAAGAAGAGGCTGCCGAGGCGCTGGACGAGGTCGTGGAAGAAGAGGCTTCAGACAACACAGAACTGGAGGCAGAAACGAATGCCCCAGAACTTGAGGGAATGGGTGGCCGCGAGCGCGTGGCTTATGTCCTAAAGAACCGTAGCCAGTTCCCCGAGTTCAACCGGGCGCTAAGAAGCGCGGCAGAGCAGTTCTACAGCGACCGAAGATTCCGCCGCACGGCTGTAGCCACCGCCGCACTCGGCGGCATGCCCGAGGCCCTGGCCATGATGGAAAGGCGCGGCGAACCCGCAAGACGGGAACGAGCAGAGCTTATGGCGGAGCGCGATCGCCTAATCACGGCTCGGGATAAGGCTCGAGAGTTTAACGCCGAACTTCAAAAAGGCGAAACAGAGCTTGCGGCACAGCTTTTTGGCGACCTTTTGTCCACTAGCGCAGAAGTTAGGGGCCAAGAAAGTAGGCTTGAACAAGGCAGGCTTGAGGCTTCTGCCGGGATGCAGGCCGAGCTTCGACTTGCGGATCTTAAACAGCAGGGCGATGAAGTAAAAGCCCGACAAAAAGACTTTGAGGATAACTACGGCGCATCGTCTGGACAGCCGAGTTACGACGGGGACGCCCTACTTAAGGGCCGGGCTGCCGTTATTAAAATGCTAAAAGACAAAAACGTGGCAAACATAACAAGCCTTCAAGCAAGAGAACAGGGACTTCTCCGAGCGGAGCTTACGGCTATTTCAGGCGCGGGCTTTGACGCAGAGGGGCTGCAGCAGTATTACGGGGACCTTAGTGCGTACATGGGGACCGATACCGCCGTTGATCAAATTGCCAGCATGGGAAGGAATGAAGTTAAGGCCGCCATTGATGAGGCCGGGGACGCCGAGGTCAAAGCAGCCATTCGACGCGGCAACCCTTCACTCTCCCCGGTCGATGTGGCGCAACTAGCCAGCGGCATTGAGAGGGGCAAAACCAACCTAGACGATGAAGATAAGAGGGAGGCTCTGTTCCGACTGGGTGAGGCGGAGTCCCAATATGAGCAGTCGTACAACGAGGCGATAAGAAGGGCCGGTGTCGGCAAAGCGGCGACACAAGGAGAGAAGGCGCGAGAGGAAGTTATCGGCATGACCGGCCCAATAGTTGGGGCCGACGGGCGCATTGATACAGACGCGAACTTACTTCAAATTTCTCAAGTGTACGCGGACGTTCTTTCGGGACCCGGCGGGATGCTAGACACGAAGCAGTACGACACTAAAATTGCCGATGTCGATAAGTCGCTGAGCCAAACAAAGATGACTCCAATGGAGCGTCAGATTGAGAGCCTGAAAAAAACCGACGAGGGGGCAAGGGCCATCCGGGGCATGATGGGCCTGGGGTACACAGAGCGCGAAGCCGTCGAGGCCCTGATCACAGACGTAGGCAAGCGGTCGTTCAAAAAAGACACTCGCGACCTCAAAGGGGCTCTCCGCAGAGAAAGGCGAGGCAAGCTCCGTGAAGGCGACTTGGACGTTTTGATGGCGGAAGACGAGACACCAGAACCACAAGAGGCACCAGAAGCGCCGCCTGCTGTTGAGGAGTCCCCTACAGAAGAAGTGACCGGCGCAGCACCCCCAGCGCCCCAGACGCCCTCAGCGCCCCCGATGCCTCCGCAGACATCGGCCTCTCCTGGGATTTTTGAGGGCGCGGACTACACGACGAGAAGGCAGCAGAAGCAGAAGGATGCTGTTATGGACCTATTGCGCAAGCAGGGGATAGCGTAGGGAGGCGGCATGGCTCGCAAACGAGTTACACTTGACGAGCACATCAAGCTGACAGCCCCCACCGGCTTGTCTGCGTTAGCCGCCCCGGAAGAAGAGGAGGAAGAGCTAGCGGAAGAGCGCCAACCAGACGCGCCCGACCCGCGCTCCACCATTTCTGAACCCCCTACACTAGGCATGCCATCGGCGGAAGCCCAGTATGCCGCCCAGGGCTTTGTTCCAGAGACGCCCCCACAACCCGCTGCTGATCCTGTCACAATGACGCCGCCAACACCACCCCAGTACACGGTGCAAAGGACCAAACAAGAGGAGCGGCAGAAAGAAAAGACAAAACGCATTGGCGTTTCAGAGGCAATGCGGAATCAAGCCGCACCTCTACTTTACTCTCGCAAGTTTATTTCAGAAACGGTCCAACCGCAGGTCCCTGACAGGTCGTTTGAGACACGGGAAGATTTAGACACCTACTACCAAGATGTGATCGATCAATTCTTGGCACATCCCGAACCCGACCCTCAAAATGCTCCAGATGTGTGGCAAACGCCGACAGTTCCTATCCGCTCCCCAGGAGCGCCGGTAGACCCCGAGGCTTACGCGAAGATGCTTGAGGCCCAACAAACCCCCTCGCTGCGGCCCCACGCCGGGGACATCCTCCGAATGTGGGCCGCCACCAAGATGGGTAAACTTTATGAGGACAATGACGCGGCGCTCCAAAGGTTTGCGTCGGATTATGAAGAATACTCTAAAGACAAACCCGCCGCTCAAGACCGCTGGTCCCAAGTACCAAAAGACTCTACGGTAATCGCCGCTCTTCCGAACGGGGAGATTGAGATTGTCAACCGCTCCAGCAGTGCGGAGGAAAACCGGGCCATCTCAAACTATGTTGATGCAGGTCCCGGACGAACCGCGCTCCTAGACAATATCGCCGAGGAAGATCACCTTGAGGCGATGTCGATTCACTCCGAAGAGAGTGGAGTTGACGTAGACTTCATGGCGGGAGTCCTCGGAAACGAGGAGGAGGCCAACAGGCTTGCAGACTCAATGTATGCGGCTAACGCCCGCAAAGTATATGAGTACGGTCGCCCTTTGATTCCTATCTTATACTCGGACTCCGGCGTGCCTTCGATCGCAATCCGAGATCAATACAACCGCCTCTGGATTGCCAAGACAAGAGACGCCCTAGTGCGCCAGGGCATCGACTGGAGAGGCTTAACATGGGATGAGCTTAAAGAGGAGTACAGCCCCAAGCTAATCCAAGACGCCGCTAGAGAGGGGCATGATTATGCCCGACTTTGGTGGGAGCGAAACGTCCACCAAAACGACGCCCCCGTAGTTTATTTAGACGAGTTTAACGAGGAAGAGCTGCTAAAGGCAGAAGCGGAAGATCAGTCTTGGAGAGAAGGCGTGCCCGTCCGTGGGGGCTTTTCGGGACTAATCAGCTCATACTTTCACTCCCCCGCATATAAGGCAACTTATGTGCCCGACCGCCCGGCTATGGCGGCTCGATATAGGGATTTTCCCTTGGAAGATGTGGAGGCTGTCCGCACGTTAGAGCGCGGCTGGAGAGCCACGGGTCGACCAGGTGTGGGGCGGTTTGCCGACAGGGCCATCCGGGCTGGGTCGGTAACCCAGCAACTCGGCGCGGCCCTTAGCCTTGCAAAAGAAGAGGCTGACAGAAAGGACGCGGCTGGCGACGAAGAAGCGATGCGCACAGACAAAATCTTCAAAAGGGCCTACGAGCTTTGGAATACACCCGAGCATGTGCAGCGCATTGTCCGCATGGAAGACGGCACGGGGTATCTTATCCACGAACTAGGAAACTATGTGGGGGGACGCTCTCTATACGGCATTGAGGGCCTAGGCGCAGTTGGCGAAGGCATCTCTATCGGCGGAGCAGTTATGCCCCTGTCAGCATTGGGCGTCATGGGGGGCAAAGGGGTTCTAAACCTCTTGGGTGCAGACCTGGACGTTCTGCCTCGGTACACGGAGGACGTGGCCTACAAAGGCAAGGGCGCTGTTGGAGGCACGTTCCATTACCTACGGGGGCTGGTAGACGAGACTCCGGGCTGGTTTGCCGCATTGACGCTGGATATGGTCGATGTTGGGCAGCCCTTAAATGTGGGGCTTGTAGGCGTGGGGCAGACAGGCAAGTTGAGTCAAATGCTGGCGCGAGAAGGCATCCGCACGGGTGTTTCCAAATCTGTCCCTACGGCTTCAAAAATTTGGCTTCAAGTCATAGAAGAGGCGCGTCCCGGCGATACGGTAGAGTCCCTCCTAAACAGGGCTCGGGAGCTAGACCCCAATCTAAGCGGGGACGTAGAGAGTATTATAGAGACAGCGCTGCTTGACCAAATGGGCCAGGGGAACGTCGTCGAGGGCAATCTGCAGGCGCTAGACTCTACGATCGTGGCTCTACAAAAAGCGGAAGGGGAGCTTGGGGGCAAAATATCTAAGGGCCTGGATGAGGCGCAACAGGCTGTAGATACTGAATCCGAGATTGCAGAGTTAACCAGGATTATCGAGGCGGGCGAAAAGCGAAGCGAAAACCTATCTGCCGAGATCGCCGCGCAAGAAAAACTTCGCATCAGACTTGACAAGAGCCCTCTTGACATCGCGGCCATCACCGGGGCTCCAGCGAAGCCCCCCACGCAAGCGGCGCTGAACAAGTTGCGCAGGAGCATCGACAGCCTTGTTGAGCAAATGGACAGCCTCCGCAGTAAGGGCAAGGACACTGCGGCGGTTGAGAGCAAGCTGCGGGAAAAAGGTGAGCAGTTCGATAAGATGAACGCGGCACTGCGGGAGCAGAAACTCGAGGGGGCAAAAGAGGCATCCGAGGCTGCAGGGGAAGCTCTTGACGCTGCGGCGACCGTGACGCGTTTGGAGGAGGAGCTTGCCGACCTCACAAGGCAGCGGGATGCGCTGAAGCCCAAGCCCACCAAAGAGGTTGTCGAAGAGGTTGTTGAAGAGGCGGCCCCTCCGGCCCGCGACCCTCACCAGAAATACCTGCATTGGGACGGCCCAACCCCCACAGGTGCTACCCCACAAGAGAGACTGCGCCCTTTAATGGAGAGGGTGCGGGCCATGCGGGACGCAGGAGCAGGCTCATCCGGTGTGCAAAAAACCCTTCCCTGGCACAACGAGGAGGCCCTGAATCAGCTTGTAGCTGATCTGATGACTGTCGGAAAGCAGTTTAAGGAAAGCAGGGGTGGCGACTCCCGTCTGGCTCGACTGGGTCAGGCCAGCCAACAAATCAGGTATGAGGCTCCCCTTCTACATCGCGGCGAAAAAGTACACCCAATACCTGGCCAAGCTGACGCCGGTCCCATCCTCTGGAGGGCTGTTGACGACTTTTTCGCGGAGTTTCCTTCGGCTCCTAAGAAGGCCCCTAAGAAGGCTCCGAAGAAAACCGCAAAGCCCAGCAAGGCCCTGGCAGGGGTCGAGGCGAGGATTGCGGCAGCCGAGAAAGAACTCGCGGCGGCACGGAAGGCTGCGGAGGCGGCACCCGCAAAGGAAGTTGCGGAGGCTGCGGCTAAGGAAGAGCCTGCCCGCGTTGTCTTGCTTGACGAAATCCGCGCCGCAAGCACCAAAGAGGCCCCAGATGGCCGGGCGGTTCAGTTTGGAAACAAGCCTTTTGACGACATCAACCGGGCCATCTACGTCTCGGCTACCCAGCCACGCAGCAAAGTAGGAAGAACGGCTATTGCGTGGCTCGAGTCCATCGGCATCAGCAGGGCTGACCAGACGGTTTACCGCGCCCTTATGCGGAAGGAAATCGCCGACGCCCCCAAGGCTTTTAGTACGATTTTTCTCACCGGCCCTAAGAATCTTAAGAAGAACATAGATAACTTCCTATTTAGCCGGAAGGGCAACAAGGCGGTGGTGAAGCAGCGCCAGCGGCTCAAGAGCTTCCTCGCCCCGCCAAAGAAGCCGAAACCCCCTAAAGCCGAGAAGGCCGCGAAGGCCAAGAAAAAGCCTCCCGAGAAGACCCCTGTTACGGCGCAAAGCATTGCCAAGCTAATGGCAGAAAACAACGAGTTTCGCAAGTCTATTGACAAGGCGGCAAAGCTGCGCCTTGCGAACCGTAAGAAGACAGACACGTATTTTAAGCGTGTTTTTGCGGCATCTAAAAAGCTAGGCAAGGCGCTGGACACCGCCAAAGTCAAGCCTACCAAGAAGAACAAGGCGCTGGCAATCCAGGCCCAGAAAGAACTTGCTAAAGCAATTGGCGATAAAAGCACGCTGGTAGTCCGCATGCTTTCGCGGCAAACGGATAGCATTTCTAAGATTAAAATCCGTTTAGATCGTGAGCTGGCGCAGGCTCGACTGGCCAGAACGGTCGCGGAAAAGGCCCGTCAGCGGCTTGGCCCTGAACTGCTAGAGGATCTGCTGACTCGCGGAGGTCGTAAGTTTAAGGAGCCGTTTGATCTGGCCGCCCCGCGCACCCAGAAAAACATGGACGCTGATGTGGCGGCCTTGCAAGCGGCGCTTGCGCAGGCGGAAAAACCTGTTCGTTTCGCTCGTGAGGCCGGGGCACAGGCCCAAGGCATTATGGCAAACATCCGGGGCTCCATTGAACGTGTCGCGAAGATCGGCAACACTCTTGAAACTTATCGTAACGACCCTCAATTTGTAGACGACATCAACCGTTTGACTCGAGTTGGCCAGGAGTTTGAGGAGTACAGCACCAGGGGGAATGTGCAGGCCGCCCTTATGGTCTTGGCGCGTGACAATGAAGAGTTTGTGCCTTCGGTTGGGCGGTTCTTGGGAATGACGGATGATCAGATTGAGGCCGCCGCCAAAGCGGGAACTCTCAATGATGAAGTTGCGTTGAGCTTTGCAATTCGAGAGAGGCTAATTGCGCAGTGGACTGAAGTAGCGCCACAAAAAGCAGGCCCCATGCTGGTCCCAAAAAGGGACTCAAAAGGGTTTATTGCCCGCCTGCTTGACCCGCCCAACAAAGAGTTGTGGGGGGCGTTTGCCGCCAGGGCGTGGCAATCCATGTTCTCTTCAGAGCGGCCCTTTCTTCGCAGTCACCGATTCTTAGTGGGTATGGGCGAGGACGTGGGATTGCTGGCAGATAGAATCTACCGCCGATCTCGAGTTCAATACTCAGACTTGCAAAGCATCACAGACTCCCTTCTTCCCGTCATCCGGGGCCTGAAAGAAGGCGGCAAAATTGACGAAACCAAGTTGTACAGGAGCCTAGTAGACTACATCTCTAGCAACGATCCTGTGGTTCTTGAATCAATCTTAAAACGACTTGCTGACGCAAAGGGAATCCGCAAAATCGCCCCGGAAGATAGCGCGATTCGGGCGATGTTTGGTGCCGACTCTCGTTTTTACGGAGGCGTTCAAGAGGGAAGCACCCTGCTTGAAGATGCGGTTTTTGCTTTTAAGACTATGGCGGAAAAAGCCTACGCGATCGACCCGGACATGAAAAGAATTCCCCGCGATATTGAGGGCGTCAAGCTCTTCTTGGGCTCTCTCCTGCGCTTTGAGGGGGCTACCGCTCGAGAGCAGCTAAATGCTGTAGCGGGGCAGTTCTTTAAGATTTTGCTTGATGAAAACCAAATGAATAAGCTCCGGCTGGCAAACCCGGACTCAGGGTACAAGGTTCTTGTTAACGCAGTAGAGCTGGCAACTGACGCAGTCCGGGCCACCCGCATTTCAGGGCAGCGGCCTACGTTTATTTCACCCCTAGTTAGAAATCAGGCGGGTGACCTAAACTTCATCGCACTGCTTGAGTCGGTACAATCAATCGCCCGCACCTCTCTTGAGATTGACGCTTTAATCCGCACCGTCAAAGTAGGCGGGGGTATGTACTCGCGGAGCAATCAACAAGCCTTGGCCGCCCATTTTAATGGACCCGAGGCTGTCGCTAAGTTCTTAAAAGACCGAGATTTTGTTCCAAACGATGTTGTTGTTTTGAGAAAAGACGCGATTGCTTTAGAAGACTTGGCGGAAGAAAGTAGAAGCATGCTCCGCGAAGGATTCGTCAAGGGGCACCGGGGGAAGCTGTATTCGCCGCTCTTGGACAGGAGGCTTACCCGCAGCTACTTTATTGACTCGATTGATGAGGCGGCGGGCACCGCCAAGATTATTGACACGACCAATCCTAAAGAAGTCGTAGACATTAAGTTGACCGAGATCGCCTACCGCCCTCCCGCATTCAGCAGTCTTGACCTGTTCGACGCAACCAGGGCCTACGGCTTTTCATTTACGGGTACCGCAGAGGGCCTGTCGTTAGAAATGAAGACAGCCGCAAACGCAAGCCATCAGGCCAAGCGAAACCTCCTCCAATACATCGAGCTGGGCATTGGGCCAAACGGCACGTCCGTCCCCGTCCTAACTGCCGTTCGTGATGAGGCTCTAAACTCCGTCCAGAACTCGCACCGAGGACTTGCATCCACGGTGAAGAGGCGGCTCGCGGGTGACACAAACGTGCAAGAGGCGATTGCTCGGAAGTTTCTTCTTGACGGAGTGATGGATTACTGGAAGGTAGGCGTTCTTTATGGATGGACAGCACTATCTGTTCGTCCTGACCGCCCTTTTGAGATTTTCTTTGACGATACGCTAAACACACTCGTAAGCCCTGGCGCGGGGGAGAAAGCCTCGCTCCTTGAAACCGCCGCCTTTGGTGCCGGGATGCTTCTTTATGGGACGTTAGGTCAGGTTCCGATTATCCGCGAGGGCCTAACACAGGCCGCCTCTCAATCTGCGCAAAGGATTGCTGCGAAGACCGGAAAAACGTCATTACCCCCGATGATTGGCGCGTTTGCGGACCCCCACTTAACGGAGATTATGGCAGGCCGGGTTGGGGGCAAGCTGGATGTGGCCGAGGGAACCATCTCTTACAGGCAAGTTATCAAAGAGATGATTGAAGACGGCGTTGACGACAACATTCGTTCCGAGGACAAGCTCGCCAACTTATTGCGGGACTTAAACCGAGAACCCGTGGAGGCCGAAGCCATTTCAGCATGGCAGCAACCTTCGTTCCGGGGAGATTTAGACCAAACAATATCTTTTGCTAAAGATTCTGCCGTCCCTCGCGGGATAAAGCGGCGGGTTTGGAACGGAGCCAAGACTGTCGTAAAAGGCACGGTAGGACCTAACAATGTTGCCGTCCGCGCCATGGACGGATTTATTCGCAGCGTCACGATGCGCCAGCGAGCCCAGCTATACCTAAACCTTAGAACACTAAAGAAGGTACCTCGGGACGAGGCTCGAAAAATTCTTCACGAGTCGTTGTACGACTGGGATTTGGTCGCCACCTCTGCTTTTGAGCAAAATGTCTTAAAGCGAGCACTGCCCTGGTACACCTGGCAGAAAAACCTTGTAATGCAAATGGGTAAGGTTCTTTTTGAGCCCGGCACGATGTCGGGAGGGGAGCTTGCAGGCCGCTGGATGACCGGAAGAACTCGAGCGCAGCGCTTGGCCCTCGCGTATCGGACGCGGAAGAACATCCAATACGATAAAGAAGAGGGTCCGGTTTCTGAATCCGAAATGCTGCGGCGCATGTATGAAATGGAAATGCCCGGCTACTACGACAAGTACGGAATTTTTGACTCATTTACAATCGACTACGAAGGTCGTGCCCGAGGCCCTTACGAGCAGCGCAACTGGGGCTACTCCGGTCCACTTGCGGGCACATTGGAGGGCTATGAAGTAACGGCATTTACCGCCTACCAGATTGCCCTAATGACCGGAATTCTTCATTCAGGCTCGGACGCATACAAACTGAGGCAGGCGGGAGTTATCGCGCCAATTAATTCGTTTATTGAAGGAGCGATTGACCAGACCGTTCCTCTAACAAAGCGGAGGCTTGAGGCGTTTTTTGGCATAGCAGATCCTGCTTGGAACTTAGTGGGGCGCGATGTTCGTCTCAACAAAGATGCCTATATATCACTACAAGGGTTTCCTTGGTACCAAGACGCAAACATGCGCGTCGTCGAAAAAGAGGGACAGGCTCCTTATGTTGTTTGGCGCGTTCCCGAATCAATGAACTACGGCATAGTTAAAGGATTTGGCCTCGACGTAAACTCTTTCTTAGTCGGCAACACCAAAGAGCAGTACAGTAAAAATTTGGAGATAATCCCAGGGCTCCGCGCTGGAGTCAAAGAGATTCCTCTTATTGGCCACTTTATGGGAGTTGACCGCGACCCCCAGATGAATGCGATTCTGGCCAGCATCGAAGCCTCTGGGGGCGATGTGGAGGCGTATCTTTTGGCCATGGCGGAGCTAAAGGGATTTGTAAATCTTCTCAAATGGGATGGCGAGGCCAGCCTTCTTAAAGGGACGGAGAGAAAACTCCGCAAAGCCAGTCAGGAGGCCACCTCTCTTGAAGCAATTCTGGAGGAGCGGACGAAAGAGGCGTTTGGAGATCAACCCACTGCCGTGCCTTCTGAAGAAGAACGTAGTAAAAAAGCACGCCGAGATTTAAGCCCGGAAGATGCAGAGCGGTTAAGGAAACTATATCAACGGAGATGAGCCGATGAGCGGTCTTGAACTAAGAGTTACGAACCTGGAGGAACAGGTCGGGGGCATCAGAGAAACTGTCGCTATTATTCAGAATGAGCAGAAGCACACTGTTGGCGCTCTTGGCCGCATCGAGTCCCGCCTTGACGAAATGAGCGAGCGCTCATTGTGGAGCTTGACCGGGGCTTTACGTCACCCACAAACGATTATTATGATTCTCACTGTTCTGGGCGGACTACTAGGAAACAATGCTATGCTTGCAATGGCTGATACCATGGCCACTGCAAATGCTAGTGAAACTGTTGACGTACCATAACAAAGAGAATATCAACGAAACAAGGCCAAGGGCCGTGGAAGTCGAGGAGACATCAATATGGCGAATCTGAAGCAGAAGTATATTAAGCCGGGACGTGATTTCAACTACAGTGAGGGCGTCAAGGTCAAGGCCACTGAAGCCGTGTACCAAGATCAAGTCGTTTACGTCGATGGATCTTCCGGCCCGTTCTTGACGGTATCAATCGCCGACGCCGACGCGGCTGGCGAAACCAACGGACGGATGCTTATTGCAAAGCACGACATCGCTGCGGGCGAGTACGGCATCTGCCTTCCCTGGAAGCTGGTCACGGACTTTAATACAAGCGCAGCAGGCGCGGTTGGTGACCCCGTCTACATTTCCGCAACTACGGGCACTTCTCGTGCGAGCAACCTGACCTTCACCGCACCAACAGGCTCACGCCAAGTAGTCGTCGGTCGCGTGACGGTTGACAACGCAACTACGGGAGCAATGATGATCTGCCCATCGGCCCCCGAGTCGAACGAAAAGGGTGGTCTTATTTCGGCGGGCGGAG